ATGGAACACCTTCACTGGAGAAGTCTCCAAAGACATGTTCACAGTCACTTCCTTCATCCAAAAGGCTTTGTCCACAAATTGAACACCTAACATCTTTTGGAGCGAAATAGGTAGAAGGTGTAAGATACCTCCCATCTAAGAATTTCTCAATTGCTTTCTCGTCAGATATTTCCGTAGTTAACTTCACATATCCGAGTCCATTATACCCCGGATCCTTGTCACATATGTCCCGAATAATAGTTCCAGCAATTTTTATCTTCTGTTCTATTGGAGTTTCAGGAAGGAGGATTGGAGAGAGGTGGGGGTACTGTGCTCGGAAAGATTCAGAAGTATCGACATACACGGCATTCTTGATTCGACCTATAGCATCCTCTGTTTGGTTGTGATGCTTTAGGACTGGTTTTGGGAAAGGAGAAAGCCAAGTTGGGATCGCTGCAGCCATTTCAGTTGGCAAATAACTTGTTTTTTTCTTTTGATAAACGCCAGAATGCGTTGCTTCGAAAGAAACTTCCAAAACAGGTTTTTTGTTTTTACTCTTTTTTACTGCATCCGCGAAGCTATCTCTGAGAGCATCTAAAGAAACTGTAGGTTTGAGCCGTACAGTGTCTTGAAACTCTAAGTCTTGTGGGTCAAATCTTGAAGACATTCATAACCTTCCTGAATTACTGGGTTTTAAGGATTGTTAAAACGGCAGCGTCAATAGCTGCTTGGTAAATTTTAGGGTTTTTTATATCGTTTCTATGTAACATCTTAACCTTTTTCTTCGTGTCGGCTATAACTGTATTATAGCTCTTTGATATCACACTACTATTATACACGAAATTTGTTTTTTCTTGCAACCCGTCTTTAAAGGAATTTTCGTCAAATTCTCCAGTAGTTAGATTACAGCAGTCTAAAGCATCTATTGAATTCTTAAACTTGTTCGGTCCAGTAGCTTTTCCGTACTGGTTCTCGGGTCTAATCTTTGAGTCATTCGTAGATGCATTTTTCTGCGCAGAAGTTTTGCTCTTTGCTTTTTCTTCTGTTTTACTCTGCTTTCTCTGTGCACTACTTTGCAGTCCAGAATTCTCATCTATGGACTGGATCAACACGATATCTTTTTGGACCTTGTTGTATTGCGTCTGGTTCCATTCTTCATCCGTCATTGGCTCAAGACCTAACTCGAGACGAAGTTCACTATGAGTGATAGCATTTTGGCCCCATTTTTGTAAAGCATGTGTCTCATTCTTGATCTGTGACTCACGATCAATCTCTGGGAATTTGAATTGAATAAAATTCTCTTCATCCAGAATCTTCCCGTTCTTATTCAAAGTACTTTCTAAGAGAAGTTCTGCTATAACATGTTGGTTTATTTGTTCTTCGAAAACGCGTTGATAGTCTTTTACATTATCAATCATTGCTCTCGAAGCTGTTTCCGATGTTGCTTTATTCGAAGTATTTAATTCACCCATGTCCAGCCCTGAGATTGCTAGGCCAGCAAAGACTCTTTGTTTTGCATGTGTTAAGTAAGCTTCGATTCTCAAGGCTTTATTCTCTGCTCCAACTACTTTGATATTATGCAAGTGATCGGTGACGAGAGAGCCTTCTGCTGGCATTTCCTCTACAGCTCTTCGGACAACATCTACTTGGTCCAAACCCGTTTTCGGGTCTATCTTCGCAGGAAACTAGTCTGAGCCGACAGTATAGTGAAACAAAGGGAACAAGTGCTTATGAGTCAACATCGCCACATTCTCTTCTAATTTTCTCAAGAGCTTAATATCTTCTATCGCGGAAATGACTTGAGGCGTTCCAACGGTGAGACCACTTCGTTTGTCGTATGAGAAATGAATAACATCTTCTGCACGAAAAGTTTTCTCTTCTCCATCTGGCATAACTTGTTTGTAATATTTAACCCCTGCATACTTCTTTTTATTAAACTGGACAGTTTCTGCAGGAAGGTAGAAATATCCAGCTACAGGATCTAAATCTTTTTCTCTTCCTCTTATTGGTCTGGACTTTGTCCCCGGAATCCCTGGCTTACGAACTTTTACCCAGAAAGCATTAGAACATTGAATGAGATCAGAAACTGTTCTCCAAATCAAAAGGTTAAAGGGTTCTCGAGTAGACAGACTAATTTGTCTAAAGCGAGCCTTTAAGTAATCTATGCTCTCACTGTTTTTTCCCACAAGTTCCCAGCCCTCTTTCAACATCAGAGCTGTTTTGATTCTAATAGATCTAGCGAAATAGGACTCACCCGTAGCGAGTCTCCCTATCTCCGCCAGGTCCCATTCTGGAAGCAGGAACTCAGTTCGACTTCTTGAGAACTCATATCCTCTAACCGGAGATGCGATTTGGGGATAAGTTAAAGGAGTAATATTATTTGCGGCGCCTACGTCCTTTGGAGAACGTGATCTGCGAGACTTGAATCTATTGTCAATATCCTCAAAGGCATCTTCATCTCTACTGAAAAGTATTTTATATCCAAACAAGTTCATTAAATGACCCCTAAGTTCTTTGCGTTCTGTAGAATACTCTTGACTTCAAGATTGTATTTTTTCTTCTCAGCCATAGTGGTTGTTAAACAACTAGAGACTGGAATAAAAGTCCCTAATGAAAAATCAGTTTTATCCGTAACAGTAAGTTCTTTGTCAAGACTTGAGCTACCATCATCGTTCAATGGGATATAGGTTCCAGTGATTGGATCGAAGTCCGGAGCGGTAAGATGATATCCAACAAATTCTCCATCCTCATCATATATTTTCACATAGGTATCATCTGTCGCGCCTGCTTTGTCTTCTCCGGTCTTCTTTATCTTTTTATCCGTGAATGCTTTCACGATCTTTGTTGTGACCGTATCACTAGGACTAGAATCTTCTCCCTCGGGTTCACATAAGATCTTACCTTCTTTAAGGATATTCATTATAGTAGTAATGAGAGTAATAAGCTTTACAATTTGTTTTAGCTTTTCCAGTGCTAACATCTTAATATCAAAGCTAGTTAATTGCAAGTCAAGCCAGGAAAGAAGTTTTTCTTTGAGTTCGTTTATAACTTTTTGGATAGCATCTCTCGCCGAGATAATGTGACCGGCGGCAAAATACAAAGTCTTTTGAGTCATAGCACCCATAAGAACAAGCCACCCCTCCGCGTCCAATTCTTCTCTGCCCTCTTTTCTCATTTCCGCACTACTGGAGAGAGCTTTCTTCACTGCATAGTCTGACTGTCGTTTTTGATCTTCCCATGTAGGATTTTTTAAAGCAACATGAGCTTCAATCTCTGCATCTATTTTCCCTAGTTCTCCAAGAGCTTTATTCTCTGCTTGTTTATTATAAGCGTTTTCTACGTTCGCGTTGATCTCTGCCCTCTTGTACGAGAGCTCCCTATACTTGTTCTGCCATTCTGTAGTGTCTTGGGGATCAAGAGTTTCTTTAGCTAACCCATAATATTCGTTGACTTTGTAAGCAGAAGGAGAAACAGTCCTGGAGAGAGAATCTCTTAGTCCTCTTCCTTTAGATCCTCCGAGCTTATTCATTTGAGTAATAAGAGAAGCAATGATACAGTTTATTGGAGACATAATAGTTTGAATCCAACCATCTATAACAGAAGTTAAATCTGTCATAATATTTATGAACAAGGGGCTAAGTAGTCCCCATATGATTGCAAAAGTCCCTTTTGAAAATAGTCCAATAATACTTGTAACTATTTGATGGATATAAGCTTGGAGTAAGGCTAGGATAGAATAAAGGTCGGGGATACACATAAAGCTGAGGAAGTCCAAGAGTGCACAGAACTCATCCGTCCAACTTATATTCTTCAACATATTCCAAAGGTCCATGAGCTTTTTAATCATACTCATTAACCAAGCCATGAGGGAATCAATTAAATCTCCCCAGGGGTCTAGTGCTCCCAGTTCCCCAATTCTTAGGCCACAGGGGATACACTCATTGAATAAGTTCTCCCACCACTCATCTGCATCTTCAGAGTTCTTAAGCTTCTGCCAAGTGTTCGAATACTCTTTATTCGAATTCACTCCGTCAACGGCTCCGGAAGTATCTGTGGTTCCATCT